GATGTTCTGGAAAGCTTCTAAGAACAACTCACCTATGGACTTTGCAACTCGTCAAGACTTTATCACTAAGTCTGATGCTGAGTTGAAGCTTCTTAAAACCTACGCTGATGCTGCAGCTGCTTCTGGGGAAGAAGGTGCTTTGGGTATGTATTACATTGCCGAAGCTCTTCATGGTCTAGCTTACAACCCAGTACTTCGGGCTGGTCCAAACGCGATGATTGGTTTGGATGGTATGGCTAGTGCTGCTCTTGCTCACGCTGAAGCCCGTGCTGGTGCTCATGATGCTTGGGTTAAGTCTGGTAAGAAGCTAGACGCTGCAGCTATGAAAAAGATTGAGGATGACATCTATAACAACACCTTCGATGCAGATGGTAAGATCCTTGATCCTAAAGTTGAGTATCAAGCACGAGAACTTTCTCTTAACTTGGATACTGACAACGTTCGGGCGTTTAACAACCTGTTGAACCAAAACCCGTGGATGAAGTCGTTTATCTTCTTCCCACGTACCTTGGCTAGTGCTGTGTCTGCCTTTGGCGAACGCAGTCCTATCACCTTGTTTATGAATGACTACAGGAAGCTTGTTCTTCCTTATGGTTACAAAGACTTTACCCAGGAAGAAATTGCGTCCATCATGTCGGCTCGCGGGCTTCCTCCGACCAAAGTAGAGTTTGATAAGCTCCGTGCTGAAGTCAGAGGTAGGGTTTATCTTGGTACCGCTTTGTTGTACAAGACGTTTGACATGTGGCGTCAAGGTAGGATTCGTGGAGATGGTAACGCTGATGCTGGTAGACAACGTACCCGTAACCAGCTTGGTTGGAAGCCTGGTACTGTCTTGACTGATCAGGGTAACTGGGTTTCATTTGATTGGCTTGGTCCTCATGCTCAATGGATGAAACTGACTGCTACTTTCCTTGATAACTTCTTTGATGATATTGACCCAGTTAATGCTGAAAACTTCTTTGCTAAAATGGCTTTTGTCATGGCAGCAGGTTTTAACAGTCAGTCAATGTTCTCGGCTGTTGAACCGATGCTTGACGTGTTGGATGGTAATGAAGTTCAGATGAATCGTTGGGCAGCTAACTTTACTAGTAATTTGGCTCCACTGTCGGCACTCCGTAAACAGTTTGGCGACATCATGTATCCTGGTTTGCGTATTATGGAGAATGACTTCCAAAGCTTCTTCGTTAATCGTAACCGTTTCTTGCCAGCTGCAAAAGAGATGCCGAACCTTCCTGACTGGTTTGAAGGTAAACTTGTTGGTTATCCTGAAGATCCATTCATTCGTTTTAACAACGGTGCTTTTCCTTGGAAAGTGTATGACGGTAAGATCTCCGATGAACGTCAGTATCTGATGGACATTGGCTGGGATCATCGTCCTATCTTTGAAAAAGGTGAAAACGGTGTTGAGTACACTGTGGATGAAAAGCAAGCATTGTATGCTGCTCTTGGTACCAATCAGGTCTTTAAAAAAGAAGTTACCAAGATTATGAACCGGATGCCTTCTAAGACTTTTATTGAACAACTGCAAGCTCAACGATCTGATGGTTCCCAAGTGGATGCCAAGTTGTTCTATGATGTCTATGGGGATCTGAATGCTGCAGCCCGCATCGCTAAACAAATGGCTATTGAAAGCATTGAACCTAAGATGCTTCAGGACATTAGGATTCGTGAGATGCAGGCAGCTGAAAACATTAAGGCACAGAAACGTGGTCAACGACCCGTTTATGATGTCACCACAATGACTAATCGTTAATCCACCATTACTCATTTAACTATTTAGCGTAATGGCTACAACTCAAAATACTTATACAGGGGACAACAGCACTACGTTGTTCTCTTTTACATTTCCATATCTCGAAGAGTCAGACGTTAAGGTAAGTCTTGACGGTGTTGACCAACTTACAACTGCATATTCTTTTGCCAACGCTACAACTATCTCGTTTAACACTGCTCCTGCTAATGGAGTAGCGATTAGGATCTATCGAGTAACTGCTACGGATTCCGCTCAGGCTACGTTCTTTGCGGGATCCGCTATCCGTGCTCAGGATCTTAACGACAATAACCTTCAGATTCTGTACGCTACGCAGGAAACGGTAAACCGCCGTATTGACAGTACTGGCGGCACCATGTCGGGTGATCTTAACATGGGTGGCAACAAGATTACTAATGTTGCTAGCCCTACTGGTGGTACTGATGTTGTTACTAAGGCTTATCTGGATACGTTTTCGTTTAACCCAGCTGGTACTGGTAACGTAGGCTTTACTGGTAATATTACTGTTGCTGGTAATATTACTGGTGCTGGTACTTTGGGTGTCACTGGTGCTGCTACGTTTGGTAGTACTGCTACGTTTGGTGGCGATGTAACGATTACTAGCACTGGTGCTCTTACTATTCCTGATGGTACTAACGCTGAGCGTCCAACTGCTGTAACCGGCATGATTCGGTTTAATACCGACATTACACAATTTGAAGGTTACAACGGTTCTAGCTGGTCTTCCATTGGTGGCGGTGCAACTGGTGGTGGTGCTGATACTGTATTCTTTGAAAACAGTCAGACTGTAACTACTGATTACACTCTTACCACCAACAAGAACGCGGTTACCGCCGGTCCTATCACAATTAACAGTGGCGTTACCGTTACTGTTCCTTCTGGTCAATCCTGGGTTATTGTTTAATTATGGCTATTACTATTAACGGATCCGGTACGATTACCGGACTAACGACAGGTGGACTGCCTGATGGAAGTGTTGATGAGGACACGTTGGCAGCTGATTCAGTTACTGCCGCAAAGCTTGGCACGAATACTTTTGTCAGCTACGCCGTAATCTGCGATCAAAAAGCTCAAGGCACTGATGGTGGTACGTTCTCTTCTGGAGCTTGGAGAACCCGCGACTTAAATACTGAAATTTGTGATCCTGACGGTATTGTCAGTATTAGCAGTAACGAATTTACTCTTGATGCTGGTACTTATTTGATTGAGTGGATGTGTCCAGCTTTTAGATCCAACGTTCATGTGGCTAGGCTTTATGATGTGACCGGCGCTGCTGCCGTTCAAGTTGGTCAAGGTGCTTTTACAGACACTGGCGCTGATGGAGAACAGACAAATGCCTTTGGATGGGCGCGTGTAACAATTGCCGCAAGCAACACTTACAGGATTGAACATCGATGCCAAAGCGGCTTGGCTACTAACGGTTTTGGAACTGCACATAATTTTGAGGTGGAAATATATACTGTCGTCAAAATCTTTAAGGAGGCATGATCGTGGATATTAACATCGCAATTGACCACCTTGGTCTTAACGCTAACAGCTACAAGCTGACGCAATCCGTGCCTCCTCACTCCATTGTTGAGTGGAATGGTCCTGATGCTCAACCGACTGAAGCTGAACTTCAAGCCGCTTACGACGCCTACGTTGCTGAGCAAGCCGCCACTGAATACCAACGCAACCGCCAACCTGAGTACCCCTCACTGGCTGATCTTGCTGACGCCTTGTACTGGTCGAACCAAGGCGATAACACTAAACTTGACGAGTACTACGCAGCGTGTGCCGCTGTGAAGGCTAAGTATCCTAAACCGGAGGTTAACTAATGGCACTACGATTAAACGGAGCCACATCCGGTTATGTGGAAATTGATGCACCGGCAACCGCTGGTAGCAACACTCTTGTCCTGCCGAATGGAAACGGGACAAACGGGCAGTACCTGCAGACCGATGGTTCTGGTGGGTTGAGTTGGGTGACTCCGCCAAGTTCAAGTTATGCAATCCTTGCCCATGTCGAACCGGATGGCACAGATGGTGGCAGCTCTGTTGCAGACACATGGACAACTCGAACAATCAATACTGAAGTTGCTGACCCTGACAGTATTGTGACTCTTAACAGTAATCAATTTACGCTTGGCGCGGGAAGTTATTTGATTGAGTGGTCGTGTGTTTCCTTCGCCACAAGTAATGCAACTTCACGTTTGTATGATGTCACAAACACTGCTGATATTCAACATTCGCTAGTGAGTCCATCATCTATTTCATACGCTGGCTCGGCTACCCATGTTGGATTGGCTAGAGTTTCGCCTACGAGTAGCACAGCATACGAAATCCAAATGATTACAAATATCAGCAACGCTGTTGATGGTTTTGGACGAGCCAATTCTGCAACAGGGTCAGGCGATGAGGTCTATCTCTTCGTTAAAATTTACAAGGAGGCTTGATCATGGATGTTGCTATTTGCCTTAATCGTCTCAACGTAAAACCTGAGATTCTTAGTCTTAATCAGGCTCACGCGCCCAATCGAATTGTGCGTTGGATCGGCGGAGACCTTCAACCGACAGAGGCTGAACTTGAAGCGGCTTGGCAGGATCACCTTGCTGAACAGGTGCAGCGTGAAGCCGAACAGGCTTGGATTGAACTCCGCGCTAAGCGCGATCAACTCCTTACCGAAACCGATTACCTCGCTCTTGCTGATTTAACCCTGACTGACGAGATGCGAGCTTACCGCCAAGCACTCCGCGATCTACCGGCTAATACCGTGGATCCGGCTAACCCCGTTTGGCCGATTAAACCCGGAGGAAACTAATGAGCACTATTGCAACAACTAACATTAAAGAACCCAGTAGTGCAACTAATAACATTACGTTGACTTCTGGTGGTGATACGACAATTAGTGGTAATGCTACAATTAGTGGTCTTACCTATCCAACTGCTGACGGTACGGCTAACCAAGTTCTTACTACTAACGGCTCCGGCACGTTGAGCTTTGCTGATCGCGGGCGGATAGTGCTTGAAACCGCTCAGGCAACGACCAGTGGCACCAGTATTGACTTCACCGGGATTCCGAGTTGGGTAAAGAAAATTACGGTGATGTTCAATGGGGTGAGTACGAGTGGGACAAGTCGATTGTTAATTCAGCTTGGTGATTCTGGTGGAGTCGAAACCACCGGATACAACAGCGGAACAATTTATGCTGGCGGAACTTCCACAAATACAGCAAGTTCTACTGCTGGATTCATAATCGAGGTCAACGCAGCTGCTGGTGCTCATTACGGTCCAATCCAGTTTACTTATTTTGGATCTAATTCTTGGCACGGTAGCGGATGGGTCAAGACAAACACCAATACTTATGCAAGCACAATGGGCGAGAAAACTCTTTCTGACACTCTTACCCAAGTTCGCCTGACCACCGTAAACGGCACCGACACGTTTGACGCCGGTTCTATCAACCTGCTTCTGGAGGGCTGATCAAGATCTTTTACTCTTTTCTTTAGCTAACTACGGCTACTTACATTGATCGCGTCAAACCACCTTGGCGTACTTTTAAACCTCCTTACTAACTACTAAAAAAATGCTTGTACAAGACATCGCGGGTCTTTATATCCCGCAACACGATTACGTCACCATGACTTATGTTGCTTCAGGTAACGGTGTTGGCGAGATCGAAACAATTACATACAAACAAGGCGGAGCCAGTGGAACGACGGTTGCCGTCATGACTCTTGGTTACAACGCTGACAACAAACTTGCTACTGTTACTAAGGTGTAATTATGGGAGTTAAATATAATCCGTTTGCGGGTAACCTAGATATTGTCGATAGTCCCAGCGGTGATTTTACTGACCTTGATGTTAGCGGTGATATTACTTTGGATGATGGTGGTACTTATACCACTACTGTTCAAGTAGTTACACCTACTGCTAACCGCACGATCAGCTTCCCCGATGCCACTGGCACCGTCGCATTAGTTGCTGGGTCTAGTGGGCAAGTTATCTATAACAATGCTGGTGCTCAAGCTGGTGGCAATCTGAGCTATGACGCCACTGCTGGCACTTTTGGCTACGGCACTGGCCGTGGCACTGTTACGCAAGGCACTAACAAAAGCACTGGCGTTACACTCAACGCTCCATGTGGTGCGATCACCCTAAATAGTGCAGCACTGAGTGCAGATACTACGGTTAGCTTTACGCTTACTAATACCAGCATTGCAGCTAATGATCTGCTGGTTCTTAATCACGTCTCCGGTGGTACGGCAGGCGCATACTTACTTAACGCACAGGCTGCTGCCGGTTCTGCCAGCATCAACGTTCGCAACATCACGGCAGGCTCCTTAAGTGAAGCCATCGTGATCGGTTTTGCTATTATCAAAGGTTAATCATGGAATTTACTATTACTATTCCCGACGAACTGCTGCCCGCTCTGGTGGCTGAGTTCAGTCTTGTACAAGGCAGCACAACTGCTACCACACCTGAAGAGTATTTCACCGCCAGTGTGGTGGAAACTGTTCGCCAACGGGCTGAGCTATATAAGGTCGGTCCTTACTACGCCGGTCCTGTTGACCCGCAGTTCCAGGCAGATGGCAAACCCTATGGCTGGGTTGAGCCCACGCCAGTAGACAACGACACTACTGAGCCTGATGGAGGTGATGTATGACGCTTGTTTGGCGGCCAGGTTTTCAGTTTGATGCTGATGCCTCCACTTACATCGAAGCGGTGGAGGCTGCTGACACACAGGCGCTGGAAACTGGTGTCCGCTACGCCATTAATGACTTTGTGATTGGCTGCAAGAATGATGGTATCTGGGATGCAATTAAGGCTAGTTGCATCCTCGCTGGCGCTAGGACGTTGGATGGGGCGCTGGTGCCGCTAGTGGGGACAGCACCGACAAACTTTAACTTTGTCTCTGGGGATTACAACCGGGAGACTGGGTTGAAGGGAAATGGTTCTAACAAATACTTAGATAGCAACAGGGCTAACGATGCTGATCCGCAAGACAGTAATCATAACGCTTTATATGTTTCAGAAACAGCTAGCACCGGCAGACTACTTAACTCCGGCGAAAATGGTTCAGAGTCTGGCACAAATACTATCGCAGCAACACCGGCTAAGTTTAATGTAAGGAATAGAAGCAGCACTACTCTTCTTAATATCGGCAATAATGTTAACAATAGTTTTGTGGCCATGAATAGAAGTACGTCTTCTGCAATTGAATTTCGGTCGGCTGGTACAACAACAACACATACTCTTCTATCTTCGACTCCTACATCGGAGCCCATTACTCTGTATTACGGTAATGGTATTTATACAGACCCTCGCCTCGCCTTCTACTCCATCGGCGAATCCCTAGACCTCGCCGCCCTTGACACCCGCGTGTCTAACCTAATCACCGCTATCGGAGCAGCTATACCATGACTATTTATGTACCTGGGAAAGTGACGTTGGCGAAGGAGTTCACCTGGAACGAAAGCGTCTGGAATCCCAGCATGTTGTCTACGGCTCTGTGGCTGGATGCTGCAGATGCGAGCACCATTACCGAGAGCGGTGGTGCTGTGAGCCAGTGGAATGACAAGAGCGGAAACGGTGATAATGCTATCTGGAGTGGATCCAAGCCAACTTATGAAATTGGAGCATTTAACGGAAAAGATAGCATATATTTCGATGGCACCGATCTTCTTCAGATTAGTGGATTTAATCTGGACTTGTCTCCCTTTACGATAATGTTTGTAGGGGAAGGGTTGTTAAATTCTGCAGGCGCTGGCAACGTCCCACGATTATATTTCAAAAGTAACAGCATTTCTTATGTTGACAATGCTATTGGTTTTTGGACGGAAGATGAGACAAAGAGGCTTATTAGTTGGTCTTTTGATGGAGTAAACTCGCACATCGTGCGTCGCAACGCTTCGAGTGTTGTCACAGTTACTAAAGCAGCGGCATCTGGATTGGTTAGCAATTATTTGCTAGGTTTGACTGCTAGTGATTATTCTGACGGTAGATTCTGCGAATACATTGTCTTAAGGAGAAACGCAACAACTACTGAACGCCAAAAAATCGAAGGCTACCTCGCCCACAAATGGGGACTCACTGCCAACCTCCCCAGCGACCATCCATACAAACTCGTGGGGCCGACGCCATGACCTACACAAACCACGACTTTTTAGTCACTGCCACTAATCAAACGGAGGTGTTGCGATGAGCTGGACTATTACGGGAACCGGAACTGGAGACGACTTGCTTTACTCGCAAGCAGGCACTCCTTCTCTTGATTTGAGGTTTGCTTCAACCAAGTCCCTCACAGATTACATTAGCGGGTCCAGTTTGATAAGTTTTACTCGCGCCAGTAGTGCGACATACGTGGGAAGTGATGGGCTAATCAAGACCGCGACGACGAACGAAGCACGATTCGACCACAACCCCACGACTGGCGAAAGCCTTGGCCTGTTGATGGAGCAGCAGCGTACTAATTTACTTCTAAACAGCACCACACTTACCACCCAGAACGTCACCGTTACTGCTGTTACTCACACACTGAGTTTCTACGGCACCGGCACAGTTTCTTTGAGCGGCGCACATTCAGCAACGGTGGTCGGCACTGGCGTCTATCCAGCACGTTCAACATTGATATTCACGCCAACGGCAGGTACATTAACTGTCACTGTAAATGGAAATGTTGAATACGCAAACCTAGAGATCGGCGGTTTTGCGACTTCATGGATATTTACCGGAGGTTCTACCGCTACACGTAGTGCAGATGCAGCTAGCATTAGCGGCAGCAACTTATCCTCTTGGTATCTACAAAGGGAAGGGACAGTCTTTACTGAATTTACAAGCTATCCTCATCCGGTTGCAGGAAAAGCACTTGTTCCGCTTGCTTTTAGTGATAACAGCTACAACAACAGGGTAACCCTTGGGGGGTCTACAAGTATTACACAATTCAACTTTGATGTAGTAGCTGCTACAGTCGCACAAAGGGCTATTCTTGGCAACTTTACAAGTGACGGCATTAAATCCGCTGGTGGCTATAAGTCTACTGGATCAGCAGGTTCTTTAAATGGTGCTGCTGCAGTGAGTTCAAATACTCCAAACATTCCACTATCCATTAGCCAATTAGATATCGCTAATAGCCACGATGGCTCGCAACCACTAGATGGCCATGTCAAACGGTTGACTTACTGGCCACACCGCTTATCTGATGCAACCATGCAGACTATAACGCAGTAATACGCATTTTGAACCCGCACTCGTAGTGTCCCCGACTAATGCGGATAGACTGAACAGCGGCACTGTCGTTGCCTACAGGCTGCACCCATTTTTTCACCTTTAACACTTTTACTTTAGAACAATGATTGCACTTATCCGACCGATCCTTTTTTCCTTTCTTAACAGCGAGAAAGTAAAGCGCCTTATTGTTGATCTACTCCGTAAACTTGCTGAGCAAACCGACAACACTGTTGACGACCAAGCCGTTGATTTCATCGAGCGTGGTCTTTTTGGTGGCTAATGGACTTGGGAGCACCACCGGTACTGCCGGTTCTAAGGCTCCCTGAGCCGCCTTTACTACCCCGTCCGGTACTGGAGGTCCCACGAGCTACTTTACCCACCTACAAGCCGCTTGTAGTGCCTCCTAACGACCTTTTTAACAAATAATGGAAGCTGCTGTATCAGCTGTTGTAGCCGTTATTGCCGGTTTAGCAGCAGTAACAAACCGCCTACACAACCGAATAAATCAAGTCCACTCTAGAGTAACTGATATGGACCGCCGTGTAGACGGTATTGAACTCCGCATTGCTACCAATTACGTTGATAAGGTAGAATTTAACGCTGGTTTGCAGCGTATGGAAGATCACATGGTCCGTATTGAAAACAAACTAGACCAAATCGTAATGCGAAATGGCTAAGAAAAAAGCAACAGAGGATCAGTTTAACGAACTTCACAACCTCGTCACAACCGAGTTCCTCAATCGAATCAAAAGCGGTGAAGCCTCTACGCAAGACCTTAAGGCTGCGTGTGACTGGCTAGCCAAAAATGACATCAGCGGTGTTGCCTTTGAAGGTAATCCGCTTGATAAGTTGGTATCTATTATGCCAACAGTTGATCCAGAACTAGTACAGCGGAGATTGTATGGCCCGAAAGTCTAGCTACAGCGGTCCTAAATACGCTAACGGTAACTACAAATCATACCAGAAAAAGTATGATGGTACCGACGAACAAAAAGGCAAACGTGCAGCTCTTAACAAAGAGAATCGTAAACGTGGCACCTACGGTAACGGCGACGGTAAAGATGTTGCCCACACCAAAAGTGGTAAAACACGTCTCATGATCCAAGGTAAAAACCGTGCCGCTAATGGTCACGGTAAACGCTCACGTTATGCATGACACCGCTACTTCCCAGTCCTGATCACTACCTGCAAAATCTAATAACCATGACTAGCCCTGAAGCGAAACGTATGTGGCGACAAGCCATCAAGGAACACTTCAACTGTCAATGTGTCTATTGTGGAGAAACTTATGAACTACATGAACTTACTCTTGATCACGTTATACCTCGTTTTTAT